GTTGCCACACAAGTGTTTGCAACCGACAACACCACAAACTTTCATGATGTTAACACGTTCTCGCATGCTTTCGAGCAATGCTTCTTGATTCTTTCGATGTTGATCGAAATCCTCGATAGCCCATTGTATGACTTCTGACATAGAGACATCAATCATTTCTTTGTTGTTCCACGTAATGGGCTTGTACGTTGCGACTGTCGATAACCGCTGGGGCTTAACAGCCCTTTCGATAGTGACAGTCCAAATGTCATCAAAGATGGGAGGCGTGTAAACACCGTCAACAGTGTAGTGCTCGCGCACTTTTGTTGAGTCGATGCCACACGAGATACCATCCTCAATGCGTTGGAACTCTTGTTTCGCTTTGACAGTAATACATGTCATGCGACGTTGAATAGAATATGGACAATTCGAATATAATCCGGCGTCCAAATCTTTCTTGTTCGTGGTTGCCATTGCAATCCACGGTTCAACGAAACATTTCCCCTTGGCCTCAAGTTCGGCCTTAGGTGCATAAAACATTTGGTTGTTGACAACATCAATGATAGCTCTAGTAGGTGGTTTCTCCACAAACTGAGCATTTTCATTCGACATATCATCAAAAATCATGACGAGTTTGTCGGATGTCCAATTGGACATGAATTTGTCTCCAGGGTTGTACGCACATCGGAATTCCTTCTCAATGGGCATACCCTGACTCGTGAGCACAGCATCAATAAGCTGGTCACCGAGAGTTGTCTTTCCTTGACTACTCTCACCAAACAATTCTATCGCCCATGGAGAATGTCTAACTCCAGATGCAATTTTCATCGCAACGAAGTCATTCTGAACAATCAGAATACGTTGATACTTGTCCATGACAAGCTTCTTTTCTGGACCTCGCAGAGATTGCGAAAGGTTAAGCAAGGACGTTGATAGGCGATTCAATCGCTTTTCAAATTCTTGGTCAGAAATGTCGGCGAACTTTTTCAAGTTGCCGTTCTGTACAAGACTGTACCATGCCATCACCTGGGCATACTCTTGGTCGAGTTCCATGGCGGTGTGATCGTTGATCAGAAGAGGTCGAAGCGACCCCGTTTGAAAGCACATGTAAGCACCTTCGGTGAAAAAGACGACAGTCTCAAATATAGCATCGACAACATCGAATGCGGTCATATGTTTCTCACTCAAATCAGGAGCGAAAACTTTGAATTGACCAACATCAAATGTCACAGATGCGACATCACAAAGACCAACGGTGACCAAAATGCCAAGGATTTTTGATACCTGTTTGAACGCGCGATTGCTTTTACACAACTGCCAGTTCTGACGAATATCACGCAAACAATCCAGCCAACCAGGTGTTGTATCGCTTTGAGGGATTTTCAACACATCAAACAAGAACTCTTTGATAGTTCGAAAGATTGATTTGGTGGTACGACCTTGAACCCAAGTGAGTATCGAAGTTATAACACCAAGTGGTGTGGTTTGTTGCGTTAGATTCACCAAGAGAAGTATTATTCCTTCAACTTCTTTGAGAATCTTGTCTGGAACATCAATGTTTGCGAATTTAGCTAGAGCTTCAATCGCAAATGATGCAGAAGACATTGATTCGAGCCCAAATTGAGCTCGAATTTCCTTGCCAGAGTGCGGTGTAAATTTCTTACCGCTTTTGGTCATTTTTGATCCATTTTTCGATGGCTTGGAACTTTTGGTTCCTTGTTTGCCATTGACGAACGGACGTCTGGCCGCAGACTTCTCATTCCGTTGTTTACGGTTGTGAAGTTGACGACGAGTGTTTTTGTCATCAAGAGAATAATCAAATCCTCCTTGTGTTTCAGTAACCTCTTTGGTGTGGTATACCTCTGTTGATTCTAAATCTCCAACAGAAGAGTGACTCATTGAGAGTGAAGCAGTATTAAGCCTAAACAAGGCACTGCATTCACAATGTGAATCAGAAGTGGAGAGTGATCCCTCCGTGTGGTTCATTGCCACTGCATCTCGATATGAGACACCAGGATATGACGCTTGACCTGTAGCGCGTGCACATTTTAATGATGTACGTAACATGTTTTGAAGTTATTTATAGAACTTGCGTGTGCCGTCACGACGTTTCTAAAGGTACTCCTGACCTGAAAATATATCGGCAAAATGCTTAGTT